ATTTCATTCTATTTTGGAGCATCTAACTCAGGCGAGAAAAAAGATGGCGAGTAGAAATACAGTACAATCTGTTGCATCAGACTTAAAAGCGCATGAGGCTAAATGTGAAGAAAGATGGAAAAGCATATTCAAAGAAACAGCAGAGATAAAGCAAGAGATGAACGATTTAAACAGAACGCTAAGGATAGCAATGTTTGGAACTTTCGGTTTTATAGGAACTTTATTTATCGCTTTTATAACAATTGTATTCGGAAATTAATGCACACCTCAGACGAAGGCTTTGAGCTTATAAAAAAATTTGAAGGCTGTGAGCTTGAAGCTTACCAATGTGCTGCTGGAGTATGGACTATAGGCTATGGCCATACCAAAGATGTACAAGAAGGCGATAAGTGGTCTGAAGAAAAAGCAGACTTTATGTTATGGCGTGAGCTTGAAGACGAGTATGAGCATTACATAAATGCTCTTGTCACTGTACCAATGAACCAATGTCAGTTTGATGCTTTAGTTTCTTGGGTGTACAACCTAGGTCCAGCCAATTTAAAAGTATCTACTTTATTAAAAAAATTAAATGCAGGAGAGTACAACGAAGTTCCTGCACAAATAAAAAGATGGAACAAAGCGACTGTTAATGGTGAGCGCAAAGTATTGCCTGGCCTTACAAGAAGAAGAGAAGCAGAAGCTTTAATGTTTGAAGGAAGGGACTGGCAACAAATATAACGGAGGCTAGATGTCTGAATCCTCTGCTAGAATATCATTAGCAGGAGAATATCTAGCAGCATCTTACATGCTGAGATATTGCGACTCTGTTATTCCTACCCCACCGGGGCACAAAGCGGATCTTATTCTTGACCACGACAACGAACTTTATAGGGTTCAAGTAAAAACTACAAACACTGTATACACAAGAAGAGATAGCGATTATTATCGTTGGGAGTTGCGCACAAGTAAAAGAACTGTTAATAACATTCGCCAAAATAAAATGGTAAGATATGGAAATGGCCAAATCGACATGTTTTGTTTTGTTGCTTTGCCAATTAATAAAGTATTTTTTGATGTGTATGACGGTACAAAAAACTTAACTGAGGTATCTAAAACCATTAAAACTTTAAATAAAATAGATTCAAAGGATTCTTTGCTTAAAGCTTTGTTAAAAATAAACAAAACACCAGAGCTCAGTCCTTTAAGTAAAAAAGATTAACAGAATATGCCTTTAACAAAATTTACATTTCAACCCGGCATCAACAAAGAGATGACAGACCTTATGGATAAAGGCGGTTGGGCTGATGGTAATCTTGTTCGCTTTAGAAAAGGCTTGCCAGAAAAAATAGGTGGTTGGACTAAAAACAGTTTAAACACTTTCTTAGGAGCTTGTCGAGCTTTAATTGGTTGGGTGTCATTGTCATCTACAAAATTTTTAGGCATGGGAACCAACTTAAAATACTATGTTAAGGAAGGGGCTAACTTTAATGATATTACTCCAATAAGATCTACAACTGGCGCTGGCGATGTAACTTTTTCAGCTTCTAATGGAGATGCAACAATTACTGTTAGTGATACAGCGCATGGAGCGGTTGCCAACGATTTTGTAACATACTCAGGTGCTGCGTCTCTTGGCGGTAATATCACTGCTACAGTGCTTAATCAAGAATATCAAATAGCAACCATAGTAAATGCTAACTCTTATACCATAGAAGCTAAAGATACTAGCGGAGCTACTGTAACTGCAAACGCAAGTGATACTGGCAATGGTGGCGGATCTACAGTAGGAGTTTATCAAATTAATACAGGTTTAAATGTTTATCTTCCATCCACAGGTTGGGGTGTAGGCACATGGGGATCTAGCACATGGGGATCAGCGGCAGCGGCAAGTTTTGCTAATCAATTAAGATTATGGTCGCATGATGCATTTGGTGAAGATTTGGTTATCAACCCAAGAGCTGGTGGTATTTATTATTGGGATACATCTAGTGGTGTGACGACCAGAGCAGTAAACATTACATCTTTATCAGGATCCAATTTAGCACCAACCGTTGGTTTACAAACTATTGTTAGTGATATTGATCGTCATGTTATTGTTTTGGGCGCAGATCCAATTTCTGGAAGTGCAAGAACAGGAAGCGTAGATCCTTTGCTTGTAGCGTTTAGCAGTCAAGAAAGCTTGACAGACTGGGAGCCAACAGCTACCAATACAGCAGGAGATATAAGACTGTCTTCAGGCTCTCAAATAGTTGGTGGTCTTAGAGCAAGACAAGAAATACTTATTTGGACTGATACATCTTTATATTCTATGCAGTTTATTGGCGCTCCATTTACATTTGGCGTTAATCTAATCAATGAAAATGTCGGCATGATATCTCCTAACGCTGCTATTAATGCGCCTGATGGCGTCTATTGGATGGCTCGTGATGGTTTCTATAGATACGCAGGATCAGTGCAAAGAGTTAACTGTAGTGTGCTTAATTATGTTTTAGATGATTTGAATACAACACAATCATTTAAAATATTTGGTTTTAGTAACAAAGAGTTTAATGAGATAGGTTGGTTCTATTGCTCTGGAAGCAGTGATGATATCGATAGATATGTAACCTATAATTATTTAGAAAATGTTTGGAGCATAGGAGAGCTATCAAGAACAGCTTGGTTAGATGAAGGAATATTTAACAATCCGTTGGCAACAGAAGGTTCAGGGAACAGCAGCATTTTATACAATCACGAGACTGGCTCAGATGCAGACGGTGTTCCGATGGACAATGTCTTTATTGAATCCGGTGATATCGATATTGACGAAGGTGAGCAATTTGGTTTTGTAAGCAGAATTATTCCTGACATTAAATTTTTTGGATCTACTCCTACAAGCGGCCAAATAAATTACGTTCTTAAAACTAGAAACTTCCCCGGAGAAAGTTTAACAACGAGTTCAACCAGCGATGTTACCAGCTCTACCACACAAAACTTTGTAAGAACTAGAGCAAGACAAATGGTGTTTAGAGTACAGTCAGATGATGATGCAGATACAGCAGTACGCACTGGATTTAAATGGAGACTAGGAGCTAATAGATTCGATATTAGAACTGATGGCAGAAGATAATGGCAAAGCTTCTTGATAGTAGGTTACCATTAGCATTAACTGAGGTTGATGCGAACATATTCAATCGGCTAGTTAGAATACTAGAGATTAACTTAGGAAAGTTTGACCCAAATTCGACACCACAGTTTAATGACAGTGAAATAAGCACCTTTGCTTTTAACGCTGGAGATGTGATATGGAATACATCTATTGGCGTGCTACAGGTTTACACTGGCAACGCGTGGTTACAATTACATACTCCTGTTAGCCCCCATGGTTACCAAGGCAATGCACAATTAGGAGTTGTTAGTATAAAAACAAATGGTGATATCACCTTGACTTTATGATAAATTAAGCAAATGGAACAATCGAAAGATTATAAAGGCTGGTACTGGGATGATGTTAATAAACAAATGTACCGTTGGCATGACTTACAATTGCTAATGCAAGAACGCGAAATAAAAAAACAAAAAGAAAATGGAAGACAAAAGTAACCTTAGAAAAATTTACGAAGCAATCAGAGGTGGCATTGGTTCTCCTATGTCAGGTCTTGGTCCAACACAAGAATATATGCGTGATATCCTTAAACCAGAGGGCTTTGATGAGCGTCAAGCACAAGCTAATATGAGCATTAGAGAAATGTTTGAGATAGAGTTTAAACGTGCCAGAGAAAGAGGCGATGAAGTCTTTGAGTTTATGGGTAAACCTTACAACACAAAAACAAAAGAAGAAGTTGAAGGCTTTGCAACAGGAGATGCTGTTGGCCTGGTTCCGGGAGGTGGTATACCATCTATGATGATTAATACTCCTAAAATTAATATGCCATCTAGCCTTCCAGACGAAGCTATTGACATCTTTGATGAAGATTTTGAAGTAGAGCCATTTGAAATAAAGTACGACTCAGACAATCCTTATAATATTGATAAGTCTGCATATGAAAATTACATGGACTCAACTAGAACAGCTGAAGATGATGCTCGTGATGATTTAGAAGAAAGTGTTAATAAAGTTAAAAAAGAAAAAAATGCAGAAAAAATGGAAATTCTTGGAGAGATGCTAGAAATGGTTGGAGCTTCCAATGATTTCTCTCCACTAGTTTCTAGTCAAATAATCAAAGGATCTCAAGCAAGCATACCTCAATTACAAAGATATAACGGAGGAGGCTTGGCAAACCTTAATTACAATTTAGATTTTGATATTAACGATTATCTAGAAAATATTTTAGGCATAGATACAGGCGAAGGCACAGAAGAAGATATGGCCACCGCTCTTGCTAGAGCATATGGCGCACCTTCAGAAGGCATAGGAGCTTATGCTAGATCAATGGGTTACAGAGATACAACACCTGGCGCTGGCATTAGCATTGATGCTAAGGATGTAACACCAGATGTTTATAGATTCTACCCATCTGAAGTATCTAAAATTTATGCACAAGCCAAAGGCGTACCTTTCTCTCCACTGGTAGCACCTCCACGAGAAGCTACCTTTATAGATGATCTTCAACCTAGACGTATAGCCAGTCAGTTATACGCAAAAGATGGAACTTTTGTAGAAAGAGATCAATTAGTCACTGGCCCCGGTGGAGAACGAGGCGATCAAATACCAGCCATGTTAAGTGATGGTGAGTTTGTAACCAACTCAGCAGCAGTAAGAGGCATGGGTATAGCAGCTGGCGCAGATCCACAAGACGAATACGAGCAAAGATTAATAGGTGCTCGTGAAATGTACAAGATGCAAAAATTCGGAGAAGAAATAGCCAAGCAACTTGCATGAATTTAACCTTAGAAAAGGTAGAACCTATACCAGAAAATGGTAAACGCATAGCTGATTTTTTATCAGAACACTTTTGGGCAGAACATTCTCTCTCAGGCGAAGGATCTCCACCTATCGAGTGGGGCCGAGCATCCTCTCACATAAATCATTTCTTGTTTAACGGTATTGTGTATAATGTACTAGATGGTGATACAATCATTGGTAGTATTGCTGCAGGACCAGATGATTATTGGTGGTCAGCAGAACAATACATTGGCGATGGTTGGTTTTATGTGTTGCCTGAATACAGGAACTTAAAAGACCAAATCCCACCGTCACATCTTTTAATAGATGCAGTAATAGATTATGCTAAAGAGCAAGACAAGCCTTTGATTCTTGGCATTTTTAACCTAGAAGGTGTAGAAAGAGCTAAGAAACTTTTTGATAAGAAGGGTTTTCACCAGATAGGCGGTATGTATTATAGGAAATAAATAGAAGATGTGTCTCAGTAAAACAAAATCAGCACCTCCAGCAGAGGTCATAACAACCCCACAAACAGGTTATAGTTTTGTTTCTCCATACATGGAGGACTATTCTCGTAGATTATTATCATCTTACTTTGGCGCACCTGGTGAATACGAAGGTCTTATATCTAGACCCAGAGATATTCCCATCGAGCAAACTGCCGGGCTTACTCCTTTACAAATCCAAGCTCGACAACAAGCAGGCCGACTAGGAGAATATCAACCTTATCTAACTGAAGCTGGTCGACTCTTCGGTAGACAAGAGAGAGCTTTGGATGAAGCTTATGGATATTTGCCGGGTGCCCGTGAAGCAGTTACTGGCGGCCTTGGCGCATTACAAAGAGCAGAACAAACAGCCATGGGTACTACAGGAATGTACGATCCATCTATGGCTCAAGGTTTTTATAATCCATTTGAAGAGCAAGTTGTTCAACAAACATTAGAGGATATAGGCAGACAAAGAGCTCAAGCAGACATAGGTCTTAGGGATAGAGCGGTATCAGCTGGAGCATTTGGTGGCGCAAGAGGTAGAATTACTCAAGAAGAATTAGCACGTCAAACAGGACGTGGTGCAGCTGAGGCTGTTTCTGGAATTAGAAGCGCTGGGTTTGGTCAAGCTCAACAACAAGCGCAACAAGCATTTGAACAACAACGTGGTGCTCAACAAGGACTTGCAACCATGCAAGCAGGAGTGGGTGGACAGCAAGCACAACTAGGCCAGGCTCTTGGTGGGCTTGGACAATTAGCTGCTGGCATGGGCGGACAGTTTGGACAGATTGGTGGTGGACTTGCAGGACTAGGTCAGCAATCTCAACAGCAACTAGGCAATCAAGTTAACCTACTCAACCAACTCGGTCAGCAAGGCCAAGCTACTCAGCAAGCAGCACTATCAAGACAGTTTGCTGGAGCGCAACAGCTTGCTCAAGAACCATTACAAAGATTGCTTACAGGTCAACAGCTTCTCGCTGGATCTCCAATGGGAGGTATCTCTGGAGGTACTGGCACAAGCGCATATCAACGTGGTGTCTATCAGCAACCAACAGGATTAGGACAAGCAGTTGGTGCCGCTGGAACGATTATGACTGGATTAGGTGCTATGGGCATATCAGACATGGATCTTAAAACAAATATTAAAAAAGTTGGTGAGTTAGAGCCAGGTGTTGGCTGGTACACATGGGATTGGAACGACAAAGGTAAAGCACTAGGTGCTGAAAGCGAACCGGCTGAAGGCGTACTTGCTCAAGAAATTCTAGAAGTTAAACCAGATGCAGTCATTGTTCAAGATGGCTACTACGCTGTAGATTACAGCAAGGTGATGTAATGCCGGGAATAATGTCAGGCCTTGAGCCAGTAAAAATGCAAGAAGGCGGCGATGCTAGTAAGAGTTTTTATAACTTACGAAAAACAGCACCGGGTTCTGGAGCTAATCTAAGAGATGTTACTGATTTTTTATTTGATCCAACAGATCCAGTAGATTACTTAGTTCTTGGCATGATGGCTTTTCCACCTGCTGGTATTGCGGCCAAACTTATTCAAGCAGGAGTTAAAGGAAATAAATTAAGAAACACTTTGAAAAAAGTAGAAGCAGCCAAAGGTTTAACGCTTGGTCCAACTAGAGAAGGTGTTAAAGGTAAAGCAGCACAATTACTATTAAGACAAGAGATGGCTGATTTAATTCCTCACAATAGGCCTGGCGCAGTATTTTCTTATAGCGATGAAATGAAAGAATATATAAGAGAAAATCCAGATGAAACATATGAAGGAGGATTGCCTGCTTTAATAGAATCTATGAGAGAATTAGGTGATGTAGGTAAAGAGGTTTATGAAATAGCTCAAACAGAAGATGGCAGACAAGCTATTGCAGAAGAAATTAAAGGAATACCATCTGCTCTAGCTAGTTCTGCATTAGAAGCAGATTATTCTAGATACAATCCTTTAGAATTATTACCAGATTCATTTACTAAAAGACCTAGTGAAATAAATAAAAAAGCTGATGGCGGCATTATGATGCTTTCAAAAGGCAGTGATGTATTAGGCGGTGGTATTAGTTTAGGTAGAGCTTTTTTAAATAAAGTAAAGAAAAATCCTAAACTACAAAACAAAGATGGCTCTCCTAAAAAATCTACCAAAGAATATAAAGACGAAGTAAAAAAACAACAAGAAGCTAAGAAAGCAGCAACAGCTCAAAAAAGAGCTGAGACTAGAAGAGCAAAACAAGAAGCTCAAGCTAGAGAAGAAACTGAAAGACAAGCTAGGTTATCAAGAGCTGAAGCCGCAAGAGCTAGAACAGGTGAAACCCCCCAACAAAGATTAGGCTCACAATCTGCTCAAGCTGATGTTGGTCCAGCTAGACCAATAGCAGGAGCTGATGGACCAATACCATCACAAGGCCCTACGATAGCATCGAAAGTAGATGAATCTTTGGATGCATCTAAAAAAACTTCAGGAGCAAATAAAGTAGACGATGGTATACCTGAAGGCGGTCTTAAAGATGATAGATCTGCTATACAAAAATTAAAGAAACCAGCTTTAGTAACCACTGCTTTAGTAGGGGGTGCTTCTTTATATAACATGGGCGATGAAGATGAAATAAAATCAGATGCTAGTGATGACGATGACGATGGAACTTCTGTCACTGATGATTTAATAGTTGGCGGCGGTGGAACTAAACTTCCCCCTGTTACAGATAATTCATTAGCCTATTATGTAAAACAAGAGTTAGCAGGAAAAGGTTTTGATTTTGATCCGCAAACACAAACATTTACTGGTGATAAGAAACCAAGTTTCTTTGACTATGTAAAATCTTTACCATCTGGTTACATGGAAAAAGTAGGCAATGACCCAGACTATGCTAAAAAAATGATGGCAGGTTTCTTAAACATGATGAAGCCAGTAGAAGGTTATGTGCCTATCAACCCAGCAGTTGCATTTGGTGAAGGATACCTTGGCGAAGAGACAAGACAAGCTGATATGTTGCCAGCTGATGCTAAACTTTTAGAATACTTTAAAAGCAATCCTCAAGCCTATAAAGACATGTTGGCTTTAGAGACAGCTAGAGCAGGTGCTATTGGTGATTACAAAATTGAAGAAGCTCAAAAACAATCTGAAAATATTAAAAGAAATTTAATACAAAATAGTTCAAAATATACAACAGATGACTATCAAGATCTAAATGTTTTTTATAAAGATCCTCAAACTGGCAAACCTGTAGGGCCAATAAATGCTACTACATTAATGAGTTTGCAAGATAGAGGTTTAGGATTTTTTGCAAATGAATTTTATTTAGAACCAAAATAGTGTTATGCCATATCTTAACTTCCCGGATGGCACCCAAAAATACATAAAAGACAAAAAGCCAGAAACCATAGCACAAGCAAAAGCAGAGCATGCAGCTGCTGTTAAAGCGATGAATAAAGGCAAAGCCAGTGTACTTGGAGATGTCGGCAGGCAAACTGTAAGAGGTCTTCAAGATATTGGTAGAGGCTTGTCAACAACCGTTACATCTGCTTACGATTACTTTTCTGATGATGATTTAACTAGAGATGTTAATGAATACTTTGACAAGATATCACCAGGCGAAGCTGAAACCACAGCGGGTAATGTTACTAAATACTTAGTTCAATTTGGTTTGCCTGGCTTTGGGGTTGCTGGTGCTCTAGCTAAATCAGGCAAGATAGGAAAGATTGGACAAGCCTTGGGCGGTGGTATTGCAGATGGCGCAGTAGCAACTGATGATATCGTAACTCTTAAAGATACTTTCATAGACAAGCAATCAGAGTCAGATGAGGCGAGACTGGACAGACTTAATGGTGCAGAGGCCGCACATGAAAGACTTAAGAAAAAACTTGAGGTAGCTGCTGAAGGTGCAGGGTTTATATTAGGTATACCTCTAGCATTTAAAGGAGCAAAAGGAGCCATCTACGGAGCTACAGACTTACTAGCACCTCTTGGATCAGTAGTGGCCAAGGGTGCTGTTGGTGCAACTAAAGCATTAAAACCTAATGAGTTACAAAAAACTGCATTTGATGCTAATCAAAGTGTTTTAAAGAAATGGTTTACTTTTGCAGGAAAGAGACCAGATGAGTTTGTTGCACAAACCATGGCCGCTAAAACATCACAAGTAAAAGCCATGCAAGATCAAGTTGATACTGCTTTCGATCAAATAATTAAAACAGCTCAAAGAAGTGTTGACTCAGGAAGAATGAATCAAACTAATGCACTAGCTTTATCTAGAAGCATAGAAGATTATATGTTTCCAAGAATAAGAGTAGACTACCAATCACCAAAATTATCTCGCGCAGAAAAATTACAAGAAGCTAGAAGAATACAAAGAGAAGCTGAATCTAATATTAAAAATTTAGAAAATCAATACATCGATTACAAAGGGTTGGGTTTAGAAAAAGGATTAAAAATATCTACATTACTAAAAAACAATAGAGATCTTTTTGATACATACTCAAATCAAGTTTTGAAATACAGCGATGAAGAGGCTGATACTTTTATGAATCTTTTTATACCAAAAGAACTTAAATCTATCATTGATGAAAACTCTGGCTTATACGGAACTAGAGTGTACCGATCTATTATTGATAAAAATTTTAAAATGCAACCAGAGTTTCAAGAGCTTGCTGTAAAAGAAATACAAGAAAATTTTGGTGTTGACAAACAAACAGCACAAAGAGAATTGTTTGAGCTATTTAATCCCGGACCAAAGAATAAAAATGGTTTTGATTTTGAAACCAATGAAATGTTAATGGAAGGATTGCAAAGAGAGAAAGGTATTCTTAAAGGCAGACAGCTAGATAATTTACCGCAAGTAAGAAGAGCTTTAGGTGAGGCAGCAGGATACTTGCAAACAGATTGGAAGAGTGCTCTTGCTAACACCAAACTTACAGCAAATGTAACCTCGCAAAAACTATCTAATCTTATTGGCAAAACAGAAATGTTTAGTCAAATAAAACAACTAGATGAACTTTCTAATAAAACAGGCGGTGTTAAATTTTTAAAGCCAGAGGAATTTGGTATAGATCCAAACACAGGAAAAGCTCAAAAAGAATTGGTAGATTATGATGCTCAAGGTAATGCAATAGTATTCAAACAATTTGACAAAGAAACTGCTGGTGCTTTAGGCGGATCATATGCGAGAGCAGATGTGTTTGATGCATTGATGGGAGCGACAGCAGACATGAAAGCTCAATTTCCTGTGTTAGGAAAAATGTATACAGGATTTTTAGCAGTAAAAGCTGGGTCACAATACGGTAAAACTGTTTTGTCTCCGGGTGCACAAATAAGAAACTTTACCAGTATCCCATTCTTTTCATTATTAAATGGAAACCTTGGAAGCACAGGT